CAGTACTTGATGAAAACTGTCGTGGTCTTGTTGCGCGGGTTGCAGGTGTCATCAATGTAGTGATGCAAGGTGGCGTCGTTCGTACAGGGTACCCACTCATCGCAGGTATAAATCCAGGCTATTTCGTAGAAGTACGGGATAGCACAGCACACACGGACCCAGCAGCAGCGATTGGGATTTGGCAAATTGTCTGAGACAAGCAAAGTCATAGGCAGGTTGGAAGTAGTAACGACGCGCGAAACTGTTCGGCTACTGCTGGACATTACGTCGGATGTGAAGAAAGCCACTCCAGTCGATACGGGATGGGCTTGGAACAATTGGATTCCAGGTCTTGGAAGTCAAATACCGAGCGCGCCAGTTGGCACTCGGGATAACGTACAGCGAGGCGCAAGCGAAGCAGGTTCAGGCGAAGTGTTGGGGATGAAGCCAGGTGACGATAGCTACTTGGTGAACAACGTTCCCTACATTGAAAACCTGAACGAAGGCAGTAGTCCCAAGGCTGATGCAGGCTACGTGGATGCTGCCATTGTGGCACGAGTCATCGAAGCGAACGGCAAGGTGTTGGAATGACCGATACCAATGATGCAAGAGAAACGCTGTACGATATCGCGATTAACAGTTGGGCGCCGCCGACCAGTACGCCACCAGTGGCGCTGGGAAATGAAGATTTTGATGCAACAGGTGTCGGGGAGTGGGCAAGGTTCACAGTTCGCCATACAGGTGGAGGACAGGAAAGCCTGGGCTCAGCTGGCAACCGCAAGTTCTTGCGTCGAGGACTTGCAATGATGCAGCTTTTCTGTGCTGTTGATAAGGGTCTCCAGCGGTTAGATGCGCTGCAGAAAGCAGTCCTCGACGTTTTTGAAGCTCGTACCGTTAGTGGGGTCCACCTACATGACGGCGATTATCGTGAGCTGCCGCCGGAAGATGGTTACAATCGCGGAACCGTTACGGTCCAGTTCTTTTACGAACAGCAGAAGTAAGGAGGGGAAAGCAAGATGTCTCGTGTATCGACTAACACTGTTGGTCTACGGTATATCCACGAAGACAGCCTTGGTGTTCCTGGGGTGGACAACGAATGGAAGAAGCTTGAGCCGAACGACATTAGCACATTCGGCGCTACGATTTCCACCGTTGCACGAAATCCAATTTCCTCGGAGCGCCAGCGCAAGAAGGGTACCGTTACCGACTTGGACAGCGCAGTTGAATTCGATGCCGACATGACGATGGGTCATGCGCTCGATTTCTTGGAAGGATTTGTGTTTGCAGTGTGGGCTGGAGCTCCGGTCTATGGTGAACACGAAACCGAGCAAGTTACCGCAACGAGCACGAGCGCGTACACGGTAACGAACAACGCAAGCAATCCAGCCTTGGATGAATTTGTGTTGGTATACGGTCGCGGCTTCACCAACAGTGCCAACAACGGTCTTCACGTTGTTGATGCTGGTGCGACGTCAACGAGTGTTGCTGTAAAGGAAACACTGGTTGCCGAAGCCAGTCCGCCAACAGCTGCACGCCTTGAAGTGTGCGGTATCCAAGCCGCAAGCGGTGATCTTACCGTGGCGATTACAAGTGGTGTCACCACGATTGTAAGTGCTGGCGGTCTGGACTGGACGGACACGGACTACGACCTGAAGGTTGGTCAAATGGTCTGGGTCGGTGGCGACACAGCCGTCACCCAGTTCGTCGACAACACAGTCAATCGCGGTTGGGGTCGCATCATTGCCATCACGTCTACCGTGTTGAGCATTGACAACACCACCACCACATTCGCAACTGATGCAGGTACCAGCAAGACCGTTCAGATTTTCTTTGGTCGGTTCTTGCGCAACGTCAGCACCAGCGACGCCGATTACTTGGAACGAAGTTATACGTTCGAAGCCGAGTACCCGGACCTGGACAGTGTTGGTACACCGGAGTACGAATACGCCAAGGGAAACTTCTGCAATCAGGTTGCGTTCAACCTGCCTCTTGCAGACAAAGCCACTGGAACGTTCGGCTTCATTGGTACCGACACCGAAGTGCCTGTTACTACACGCAAGGTCGGCGCAACTGCTGTCGTCGTTGCAGGTGGCGGAACAGGCTACAGCGTGAACGATGTCATTACGCTGACAGGTGGCACCTTCTCGGCTGCCACTACGCTCATCGTAACGGCGGAGACAGGTGGCGTTATCGATGCAGGTGGCGTTGACATTCTTACCGCTGGCACGTACACAGTCGTTCCAGGCAACCCGGTTGCTCAGGGCAGTGTTGCTCCTAGTGGCGGTGCGAGTGCTACGTTCACCATGACGTATGGTGCCAACACACTTGAACCGCTGCAAACGACAGCGCTCAATACGTCGAGTGATATTGCTCGCATTCGGTTTACCGATACAAGCGAGAACATTATCACCACGTACTTCAAGTCGCTTACGTTCACCATCAACAACAACGTCACGCCCGAGAAAGCCTTGGGAACGTTGGGTGCTGTGTTCGTGAACACTGGCAACTTCGAGATCGACATCGAGGCGCAACTCATCTTCACCGACAGCGATGTCATTACGGCAATCCGTAATAACCAAACGCTCATGATGCAGTTCAGTTTGCGCAACGATGACGGCACACTGTTCTTCGATGTTCCAGCCATGACCATTGGTGGTGGCGACAAGGAATACCCGGAGAACGAAAGCGTGTTGATTAACACGCCAGGACAGGCAGTGGAGGATGCAACGTTGGGAACATCCATCGGTATCAGTCACTTCCCGTTCACACCTAGCAGCTAGGAATTCGTGTTACCCTGGGCGGGAGACGCAATGGTGCAAGCTGAACCGGAGCAAGCCTGCCGCATCCAGGGTGGACGTATACACAAGGAGAGACCCAAGTGCCGAACTTTGAATACCTAGAACGGTTGGAAGTGAAAGAAGGGGCGACGGCCGATTATGTGCTGGACGACATTAATCCAGAAGCGCCGCCTGTCCTTACCTTGCTTCCGGCTGGTCCTGCGAACAAGACGTACAATCGTGCAGCGATGCGCCGCAACCGACAGTTCGATGCGTTGCTTGCTGGCAAGATGACACCGAAGCTTATCGAGGAACTTCGGGAAGCCGACGTGGTGTTGTTTGCCAAGCATGTGATTCGCGGCTGGAAGAACGTTGTGGACAACGATGGTAAGCCGGTCAAGTTCTCGGTTGAAAATGCCGAGGCCTTTTTCCATGCGCTGCCAACTCGGTTCTTTGATTCCATTCGCGCGTTCGCTCAAAACGCCGACAACTATGTCGACGGAACGTTGCCTGATCTGGCTGTGATGTCGGGAAACTCCAAGGTAGGTTGACGTGGGAACTGGAAGTGCTGGACAAAGGCTGGTTGGTCGAAGCTGCATTGGAGCGCAAGCAGCCGATACCGGATTTGTTTGGCGAACGTCCAGACCTAATGGACGGCGACCAGTTTTTCATGGATGCCTACTGGGAACTGAGTTCTTGCAGGTATGTCGCTCTCGGCCCAATACCATGGACCGCCATCATGGAGTTCGCTCGGTACGTGCAGCTTCCTGTGGATCTGGTGCCTATGTTCAACCGCGCCATTCGCGCGTTGGATATAACGTTCTTGGAGTGGCGAGAAAAGCAACTGGAGAACAAAAAGTAGATGGCTGATTTTAGGATTCGAGTCAGGGTCGACAGTGGTGGTGCTCGCAAGGGAACTGCCGAAGTCAAGAAGGCGTTGACTGGCGTCGAAACGAAAGCCAAAGCAGTCGGTCGCTCACTTGCCCAGGTGTTCGGGTTCGTGGGTGCCGCTGCCGTAGTAACGCAAGGCATTCGCACGCTGAGTGATTTCAGCGAAACGATGGCAACAGTTGGCGCCATCAGTGGTGCTACTGCCAACCAGTTCAAAGACCTGACTGCTGTTGCCGAAGAACTTGGTGCAACAACACGATTCAGTGCGACCCAGGCTGGCGAGGGATTGCTGTTCCTCGCACGCGCGGGTTTCTCCGTGGAAGAAAGCATTGCCACGGTCGACGATACGTTGCGTCTTGCCCAGGCTGGCGCGCTGGAACTTGGGCAAGCTGCCGACATTGCAACGAACGTGCTAACGGGATTCCGGTTGCCGGTAAGTGATGCGACCCGAGTCGTTGATGTGTTGGCACTTGCAGCCAATAGCGCGAACACCAGTGTCGGCCAGTTCGGTGAAGCAATGAAATTCGTGGCGCCAGTGGCGGCAGGCGTCAAGGTACCAATCGAGGAAGCCGGAGCAGCAATCGGCGCATTGAGCGATGCTGGCCTCCAGGCGTCTCTTGCGGGAACTGGCTTGCGTGCAGTACTTGCCAGCCTTGAGCGACCAGGAGGAGCCCAAACGGTTATCCTGGACGAGCTTGGCGTAAAGGCCGAGGAAGTACAAATCAGCACAGTCGGTTTAACTGGTGCGCTCAAGGTGCTAGCGGCTGCCGGGATTGACACGGGACAGGCGTTGGCGCTGTTCGGTAAGCGTGGCGGTCCGGCGTTCGACGTGTTGGTGAACAGCATTCCCAAGATCGAAAGCTTGAACGCTAAACTCAAGGAAGCCGAAGGTACTGCCGATCGTGTTAGTAAAATCATGGACACCAGTTTGAAGGGTGCCTTGCTTGCGGTCAAGTCAGCGTTCGAAGCGGTAATCATCTCGGCCGGCCGATTCGGCGGCGAAGGTGGCTTGCAACAGTTTCTTCGCGGGTTGGCCAACCTGCTTCGTGGATTGGCGCGCAACTTCGAGGTCATACAGAAAGCCATCCAAATCACAGCTATCGTGCTGTTCACGCAACTTGTTCCAGGTCTTATCGCGTCGGGTAAGGCTGGCACTTTCCTAGAGAAGTCGTTGGTCAAGGTAACAGCACAGATGGCAAGGTTGCGCGCTGTTATGAACCTGACACCATGGGGAATCGCGGTAACGTTAGTCACTGCTCTTGTGGCTGCCATCGTACTATTCCGCGACAAGATTAAGCTTGTCGGCCAGGAATACGCCACACTGGGCGACTTCATATCGGCTAGCTTCGAAGTGCTGAACACGTTGTTCAAAGATGTACTGGCTACCATCTTCCGTGTGGAAGCAGCCAGTATCAGTTTGAGTGGCGGCATCAGTAAGGTCGTGTCGTTCCTGTTGGCAATGTTCCAAGGTGTGTTGCAGGTGTTCGACATACTTGGCAAGGGTATTCTCGGCACTGTTAGCGGCATCATCAACAACTTCGGTTTGATTCCTAGTGCATTGCAAGATGTCTTTATCAAGGCGATCAACCTAGCACTGGCCGAACTTGAAAAGTTTGCCAACAAAGCTATCGGTGTCATCGACAAAGTGAACACCTTCTTTGGTAGGCAACTGATTGGCGACGTAACGATTGGTCGCATTAAGAACTCGGCGGAAGGTGGTGCAAAGGCGTTCGCCGATGCCTTTAAGCTCACGTTCCAAGAGGAGTTTAAGCAAGCCGGACTGGAAGACATTTTCCTTGATGTGTTTAGTAGAGCCGAAGCTAACGCCGAGAAGAAAAGACTGGCGGCAATCGCACGCGCGTCGGCAGGTGGTACCGAAGCACCGGAGTCCATAGTTGCACCACGAGAAGCAGCTGGTGAAGGTGCAACGTTTGCGAGTGTGTTGCGTGGTCTCGCCGAAGAACGGGAACTTCTGAAACTCAACAGCGCCGAACGGCAAATCGCTATTGATTTGATTGAGCTGGAGTCGCAAGTGAAAGGCGGCTTCCTACCTGTTCAGCGTCAAATAGTGGAGGAGCGTCTACGTGAAATCCAATCACTCGAACGGCAAGCTGGTATTCTTGAAGAATTTAGGGGACCGCAACAGGAGTTCATTGCACAGCAGCAAGCACTTCTCGCGCTTCAACAGCAAGGCAAAATCAGCTGGGAAGAATATTCTATTGCCTTGGACAACGCGCGCCTCGCTTCGCTGCAATTCAGTACGTCAATCGACGCCGGAGTAAGCCGGGGATTGCTACGTTTGAAAAGCGAAATCATGGACTTGGGTGCAGTGGCCGAGCGCACATTGACAAACGCATTCCGCGGCGCCGAGGATGCCATTGTATCGTTCGTCACAACTGGCAAGGCTGATATCCGTGGCTTTGTAAACAGCGTTCTCGCCGACCTTACGAGACTGCTGCTTCGCCAGGGTATCAGTTCGCTGATTAGTGCGTTCGCTGGTGGTGCCACTGGCGGCGCCGGAGGTGGAGCTGGCGGATTGCTTGGTGGTCTTGTCAGTGGTCTTGCAGGGAAGCAGCAAGGCGGCAGCTTCATGGTCGGCGGTAGTGGTGGTCCCGACAGCCAGCTCGTAGCGTTCAAGGGTTCGCCCGGTGAACGTGTTGATGTAACGCGCAAGGGTGCAACTCCGCAAGCTGCCCAGGCATCGGCGGCGCCACCACAAGTGAACGTGAAGGTTGTCAACGTGGACGACGCCAGTAGTGCGATCGACGCTATTAGTAGCGTTCAGGGTGAACGTGCTGTTATGAATGTTCTGCAACGGAACCCGAAAACGGTCCGTCGTCTTTTGGGAGGTTGAGTCTTGGCGTTTACAACGAGCACGGCAACCGATTGGCTTGATTGCTTTGCTGATTTCCGTACGTTCATGGTGACAACCCTGGGCTGGACAGAGAATGAGTACACAGCAGCAACAGCAGCGCAAGAAGAAGTAGCGACTGCTCCAATCACTGTTGCTGGCACTGGCTACGCTGTTGATGATGTATTGACGCTTGTCGGTGGCACCAGTACCGTCACCGCTACTTTCACTGTCACATCCATTGGCGGCAGTGGCGATGTGACTGGTGTCACCATTACAACGCCAGGAAACTACACAGTGACGCCCAGTAATCCAGCGGCGACTACGGTTGCTCCGGCTGGCGGCACTGGCTGCACACTGAGCCCGACTTGGCAGCATCGCACAGCAACGCTGAGCGTGGAA